CCAGAACCAGAAACAGAATTAGATTCTTTAATGGATATGCTAGATGGTCTTATGGACTCTGATGAAGAACATGAGGACATTAAATCAGAAGCAAAAGCACCTACATACAATGGCAAACAATTAACATCAAATAATGAACAAGGCAAAAAGGAAGCTACAAATTATGAATATGATCACGCAAATTCAAAAGCTCCAAGCGAATCTCGTTCTAGAGTTAAAGGTGGCTCGTATGAGGGTACGGCATCTGGGGGCATCAGTAAGAAAAAAACTGACACAGTTACAACAAAGTATGCTCCTCTTATCAAAGAAATTCAAGAAGAAATAAGGTCTTTAACAGAAAGGCAAAGAATTGGTCGCAGAAAACTAAGGTTTAGACTTTAATGGCTAAGATGTACTGGAAAAGGCAAAAAACCTTTGCTATGTTAGCTAACAAAAGACAATTGCAAGGAGAATTTGATCCTACGCGAACACCTGCTACAGAAATACAAACTGAAAATGGCTTTTATCTAGCAACCGAAACATTAATTGATTTTAATAACAATTCTTTAAATTACTACATTATAGCGGAGTAACAAATGGCACAAATAAAAGTATCAGCACTAACAGCATTAACTAACACGGATGGTGCTGAAGAACTATTAATTAACGATGGCGGAATTTCTAAGAAAGTTACCATTGCTAATGTATTGCCAGACAATTCAATAGATAGTAAGCACTATATAGATGGAAGTATAGACACAGCCCACCTTGCCAACAATTCTATTACTTCGGCAAAGCTCGGAGTCGATGTTATTGTCGCAGAGGACATTGCTGCAAATGCAATTACAGTTTCAGAACTTCAAAACAATGCCGTAACAACTCCTAAAATTTTAGACGATAATGTAACAGCAGCCAAGTTAGCCAATTCAATTAATACTGATATAGCTACTGGCGTTGCAGCCTTACCTAAAGCAGGTGGAGCTATGACTGGAGCAATCACTACCAATTCAACATTTGATGGCAGAGATGTAGCTACAGATGGTTCAAAGTTAGATGGTGTAGCAGCTAGTGCAAATAATTACACACACCCTAACCATAGTGGCGAAGTAACTTCTACTGCTGATGGTGCTACAGTTATTGCTGGTAATGTAGTAGACGAAGCTAACCTTAAAGTAAGCAACAATCCTACTAATGGGTTTTTATTATCAGCACAGTCTGGTAATACAGGCGGACTAACTTGGATAACAGCTCCTTCTTCTGGAGTAGCTACTCAACTAACAGCAACCTCAAACATAGGCTTAGGTGCTAATGCAGTAGACTCCATAACTACAGGCGACTATAACGTAGGACTAGGTGATAGTGCTTTAACAGCTAACACTACAGGAACGCAAAATACTGCTGTTGGTAAAGATGCTTTAGCAGCTAATACTACGGCTTCATATAACAATGCTTTTGGTTTTCAAGCTTTAATGACACAAGTTGCTGGCGGTGTTGAAAATAATGCTTTTGGTACAGCTGCTTTACAGATGAATACAACAGGCGACCATAATTCTGCTTTTGGCAATGAAGCTTTAGAAGAAAATACAACAGGTAGACATAATGTTGGTTTTGGAAATTATGCTTTAACTAATAATACAACAGCAGATAATAATTGTGCTATTGGTTCTAGTGCTTTAGGGTTAAATGTTACAGGTGCTAATAACATAGCTATGGGTAAAAACGCTATGTATAACAATACTACAGGCTCTAATAATGTAGGATTAGGTTATCTTACTTTAGACTCAAATACAACCGCAAATGACAACACTGCTGTTGGTGGTAGTGCTTTAGGAGCTAACACTACAGGAGCAGAAAACACAGCTATTGGACGAGCTTCCTTATCAACTAACACCACAGGCGCTGAAAATGTAGCAGTAGGTAAAAATTCTTTGGCAGCTAACACCACAGCTTCTAAACTTACAGCTATAGGTAAAGATGCTTTAAGTAATAATACAACTGGTGCAAGTAATGTAGCAACAGGCTATCGTGCTTTATTTACTAATGTAACAGGTAATCGTAATACTTCTCTTGGTTTCGAGGCTTTAAAGACTTCGACTGTTAGTGATAATACTGCTGTTGGATTTGAATCAATGCAAGCAACTACTACAGGTAATAACAACACAGCAATAGGTGCTTATAGTTTAGTGTCAAATACAACAGGAACTCATAATGCTGCAATAGGTAAAGATACTTTATACACTAACACTACAGGTGTAGAAAATGTAGCTCTTGGATTTAATGCTTTAAAACTAAGTCAAACTGCTAGTTATAACATTGCATTAGGCTCACAATGTATGGCATCAAATACCACAGGACATAGTAATACTGCTGGTGGTAATTCTGCTTTGTATGCTAACACTACAGGAGATGAAAATACAGCAGTAGGTAGAGGAGCTTTAGATGCTAATACCACTGCTGATGGCAATGTTGGTATAGGTGTAAACGCTTTAGGTGCAAATACGACAGGAGCTAACAATGTAGCTATAGGTAAAACAGCTCTAACAACAAACACTACTGCTACTGGTAATACAGCAATTGGTAAAAGTGCTATGCACTTTAACACTACAGGTATTGGTACAGCCATAGGCTTTGAGGCTCTTGTAACTAATACTACAGGCGGTGATAACGTAGCAGTGGGAATACACGCTCTCCGATACAACACTACTGGCGGTAGTAATACTGCTGTTGGACAGAATTCACTGGATGCTAATACTACAGGAGCTAATAATGTTGGAATTGGTAGACACTCTTTAGGAGCTAACACAACAGGTGCTAGTAATGTAGCTTTGGGTTCAGAATCATTAGACGAAAACACAACTGGTTCTGCAAATGTAGCAGTTGGTAGAAGTGCTTTACAATCTAATACGACAGCAAGTTATAATACTGCTATTGGTCAAGGTAGTTTATATGAAACCACTACAGGTGCTAATAATACTGGCGTTGGAAATAATGCTTTATCAGCTAACACTACAGGCGGTAACAATATTGCTATAGGTTACAATGCTTTACTTGCTAACACTACGGGTTCGACAAACGTAGGAATTGGATTTGAGGCTTTACATACACAAGTAGCTGGAATCAGTTATAACGTAGCAGTAGGTGGTTACGCCTTGCACCTTAACACGACAGGTGCTAACAACACAGCACTTGGTTCTTTAGCTTTAGATACTAACACAACAGGCGGTAATAACACCGCAGTTGGTAGGCAGGCTTTAGATGCTAACACTACTGCTTCTGATAATACAGCAATAGGATATTACGCGTTAAAAGCTAACACTACAGCTACTAGATGTACAGCAGTTGGTGCTGATGCTTTAACAGCTAACACCACAGGTGCTGAAAACACAGCAGTTGGAAAAGCTGCTATGAACGCTAACACTACAGCTGCTAATAATACAGCAATGGGTTACAATTCTTTAGCAGTTAACACTACTGGTGCTGGAAATACAGCAGTTGGTAAAGGTGCTTTAGAAGATATGACATCAGGTTCTGGACATAATACTGCTGTTGGTTTTAATGCTCTTATGGACTTGACAACAGGTGCATATAATACTGGTTTGGGTCAAGGTGCTTTATATACTCTTACAACAGGAACTTGGAATATTGGAGTAGGAAGAAATGCTATTACTTCAGCAGTAAATTCTTCGGGTCAATGTACTTTAGGTAATGGTAATATAAGTGACCTTCGCTGTGCTGACACATCTATTTCAGCTTTATCTGATTCAAGAGATAAGACTAATATTGTAGACATACCATTAGGTTTAGCTTTTGTTAATACGGTAAGACCTGTTTCATTTGATTGGGATACTCGTGACGGAACTAGAGTTGGTAAAAAAGACTTTGGATTTATTGCTCAAGAATTAAAAGTAGTAGCAGATGCTACAATCTACGCTGACCATATGCGATTGGTTCACGATGATAATCCTGACAAATTAGAAGCAGACCCAATGAAGATGTTTCCAATATTAGTAAAAGCAATACAAGAACTATCAGCAAAGAACGATGCTTTAGCAGCTCGTATAACCGCCTTAGAGGCATAACAAAGGAGTAAGAAATGGCAAATCAAACAGCCGATGAAATCGCAGCACACTATGTTGCAATGGGGCATTCAGTAGCAGAAGTTAACAGTGGTAGAAATACTGCTGGTGGTGAAACTGCGGAAGAGTGGACAGCAAGAAAAGCTAGGAATCAAGAACACTTAGTATTACAAAAAGCACAGAAGCACGATGATGATTCATCTTGGTGGGGAAGTGAAAGCATGACAGCAATCGATGCAGCAATAGCTGCTTAATTAAGGAGAAATAAATGTCTAAAAAAACTAAAAAAGAAAAGACAGTTATCTCAGTAAATGATATAGACCATATTTACGAAGATATGACTGATGAGCAAAAACAGATCATTAACCACATTAACGACTTAGATAGGAAAATTAGCACAAGCCAATTTAACCTAGATCAACTTATGTTTGGTAAGTCAGCTTTTGTAGGTGCTCTCAGTTCGTCTTTAAACGCTGCTTAATGTCTAACAGGCTGCGTAACAATTTAATAGCAGTATTAATAGTAACAGTTTTTCTTGTAGGGTTGGCTAATGCAGCCGATCCTATAGTTACTAACAGCACAGCAGATAGTAAAGTTACAAGCAATACAACAACTAAGACTACTATAAGGACAAATCCTCCTAGTGCAATTAGTCCAAGTATAAATGCTAGTGGTTCGGATTTATGTACAGTAGGTGTAGCTGGTGCAGTCCAAACACAGATAATAGGCATAAGCACAGGTCAAGTTTACAATGATGAGAATTGTGTAAGACTAAAGAACGCTAAAGTATTATATGATATGGGTATGAAAGTAGCAGCAGTTGCTTTAATGTGTCAAAATAGAAATACATATGATGCAATGAAGTTTGCAGGAACGCCTTGCCCAATTTTCTCATCTACTACAGGTGAAGGATTGATTGGACAAGAAGCTACAGCAGAATGGAAATTGAATCCTAAAAAGATTCCAAAGAAACAACAAACAGCAAATATGGATAGAGGAGTATTTCTTGAGAAATTGGTTAGCGGCATTCTTGGCGTTATCTTGCTCGCTATCCTCTTGGTCTGATCCAGAGATAATTGAGTATCAGATAGCGGATGATGGTTGGGTTGAAGTACCTCTTGACTTTACTTTTCCTTTTTATGGAAATAGTTATGTCACTAGCTTTATGTTCAGTAATGGTGTTGTGGGTTTTCTTAACCCCCTTACTGTGGATGGTACTGGTTATATTCACGATGGTCTATGTTGTAATGGTGAGGATTTTACAAACGGTGCTACTGGTGTAAGATTTAATTACACAATAATGCCCTGGCACACAGATTTAATAGACACAGGATTAGGTAGATTTTATACACAAGGTGATAGTACATACCAAAAGTATATGTGGGAAAATTTAGCAGAGTATCGCTACCCAGATAGAGAAAACAGTTTTGATTTAACTATATATCCTTTGGGTAATATAGCAATGAATTATACGGAAATGGCAATTAATAACCACTCTGTAACAGTAGCAACAGTAGGTGATTTAAGTGCAGGTGAGTATAAACAATGGTTTTACAATCATCCAACAGATGGTGCAATATATTGGAACAATCAAGAAGATGATCCAATAGCAATAGCAGAAGGAGAAAGCATATGCAGTATAATACCAGACAGCCACATTACTTGTTTGTATTATCCAGAAACTTATGCTAATAATTATTACAACCAGCAATGCGGGCTTAACCCTTTATATGATTACGGATGTACTGGCTATGATTATGCTTACCTAATACAGCAATGTGATTTAGATACTTTATATAATGAAAGTTGTGAAGGTTGGGATGATGCTTACTACGAAGAATATGTAGAAGAAGATGAGCCAGATGTTTGGGAAGAAGAGGAAGAAGAGATAGAAATATTTATACCTATTGATATTCCAACTTACATTGAAATTGACACAGTTCCAATAGAAATAAACATACCAATGCTTGAAGAATTAGAACTACAGCTTCCAGAATTTGAGATGGAAGAATTTAGCCAAGAAACAATAATGGCAGAGATAGAGGCAGAGATGGAGGAATACTTTGATCCCTTACTAGAGCCAGAGCCAGTAGAAGAACTAGAAGAACCTATAGAGGAGCAACTAGATGAGCCAGAGCCAGAAGAAGATTCCGTATCAGAAGAACAAGAACCAGAAGAGCAAGAACAAGAGGAAATAGAAGATGAGCCTAGAGAGGATGAGGAACTTGAAGAATCAACAGACGAGGAACTTGAGGAATCTCCAGAGGAAACGGAGGAGCTTGAAGAAGTAGCTCCAGAACCAGAGGTTGTAGAAGAAAAAGTAGAAGAAAAAAAGAAAGAGTCTAAGAAAGATAAGATGCGTGAGATTATAAGTAACAAGTTACAAAATCTTGCAATGGAAATGGGTGAGGCTTCTTCACTTGAAGAACAACAGAAATTACAAAGTCTTATATTAGCCTTGCTTAACTTTAACTCTGATTTTAGTAACTACAACTCTCAACTTGCTGATAGTATATTTTATGAGAGCAAAGATATATATACTGGTAGACAAATACCAGATAGTCAAAAAGGGCTTAGAAATGGATTGGCTAATGAAATCTTACATAATAAACTAGTGGACTTACAATGGCAGAATTAGAGTACAATGGTGTAAAGTTTGGAGGAAGCAAATTAATGCTTATTATTCCTCTTATTAGTATGCTAGGTGGTGGTGCTTGGGCTGGATTTGAATTGTATAATGAGTTTAGAATTCTTAAGACTACAGTTACAAAATATCAGCCACCAGACATATCTGGAATTGAGCAAAAGATAGCAGTATTACAAGAAACTTTAGTAAGTGTAAGTGAGTCTGTAGAACTAGCAAAAGATTACACTAGGACTATTAAGAATGATCTTAAAGATGACTTGGCTAGACAAGAAAAATTAATGGATAGATTAGAAGGAAAAGTCAATGAGTCACAAGATAAGATAGACGAAACAATTGACAAGGCTGGTGAAAGATTTGATGCCAGAAGAGATGCTCTTTATTCTGATACAGATCGTAAGATTAAAGAGTTAGAAGATAGGCTTGGAAACAAACTGCAAAGAGCTTTAGACAATCCACTAGCAAACTAAGGAGTTAATATGTACGGTACAAAACCAAAAAAAAGAAAAGTTCCTATTAAACGCAAAAGCAAAAAATATTAATAATGGCACACGAAACACGGAAAAAAAATTTAATTAAAAAACATAATTTAAGTGGTACAAATAAACCAAAAAAAACACCTAGTCATAAAACAAAATCACATATGGTGTTAGCAGAAGTTGGACATGAAATGAAATTAATTAGATTTGGACAACAAGGAGTTACAGGTGATAAAACTGCAACTCCTAGATCTAAATCATTTAAAGCTAGACATGGTTCAAATATAGCTAAAGGTAAAATGAGTGCTGCTTATTGGTCAAATAAAACTAAATGGTGATAATATGAAAGGTGTAAAACATTTTAAAAGAGATGGTACGCTACATACAGGCAGTTCTCATAAAATGCCTAATGGAGATTTACATACAAACAAAGCACATACTAAAACAAGTGTTAAATTGTTTCATCTTAAAGATTTAAGTAAAACAGCACAAGTTAAAGCTAGAAGTTAAATAATGGAAGATAAATTAACTAGAGTAGAATTACAATTAGACAAACATTCTATACAAATAGCTAAATTATTTAGTAAAATTGACGACACTAATGGGTGCATAATTAAAATTAATAACTCTTTATTACAAATTAAGTATGGTGTGTATGGAGCATTAGGTTGGTTTGTTATTTCACAAATTGGAATTATAGAGGCACTTAAATTAACATGATAGGATTTATAATAAATTTAGCACCAATGGAATCTTACTTACTTTTGTTGAGTTTATCGTGATAGGATTTTTAACAAACATAGCACCAATAGCATTAGGGTTTATTGGCAAGTTGTTTGCCCTTAAAAGTCAAGCAGCACAAGAACAACAAAAAATGATGATACAGAATCTACAAGTACGTAATGATTCTATTAATCAAGCACGAGATATGGCAGCTAAAGAAAGTCCTATGGCTGCAATGAACCGCAGAGTTATTATAATGGTTATCCTGGCATTAGTTATATTTACGCAAGTAGCACCTGTATTTTGGGATGTGCCTACAGTTATACCTACAGTAATAAAAGGTGCTAGTATATTAGGCTTTCAGTTAACACCTGATGTGATAGAATATGTAACTGTAGAAGGGATGTTAAAGTTTGATGAAATATTTAGATGGGCAACAATGATAATCGAATTCTACTTTGGAGCACAACTAGCAAAAGGTAGGTAAAAATGAGAAGGGCAATTGTTATTCCTGATCAGCATTTTTCGATTGGTACATCACATGATGAAAAAGCGGTCAAAGTAGTATTAGAAGCAATAGATTTTATTAAACCAGACATATTTATTAATCTTGGTGATGTTGGAGAATGGAGTTCTGTATCAGGTCATCGATATAAAAGAAGAAAAAGACCACCATTAGAACATCAATTACCAGAAATAGATGCAGAAATTTTAGCAGTTAATAAACAAATAGATAGATTTGATAAAGCCTTAGACAAAGTTAAATGTAATACTAGGCATATATTAGCAGGAAATCACGATGAATGGCTTGATGCATTTGTAGAAGAAAATCCTTATTTGCCTCAATACACATTTAGAAATGCTTGTAAATGGGATGAAAGAGGTTATGAGTATCGTGTTTATAATGAAGTTTTAACCATTGGTAAATTATCTTTTATACATGGTGCTTATTGTGGTGTAAACCACGCTAAAAAACATTTAGATGCTTATGGAACAAACATAATGTATGGGCATGTACATGACGTAGCAAGACATTCTGCTACTAGATTGTTAGATGGAAACATAAGTTCATGGGCTATGGGTTGTTTAAAAGATATGTCGGCAGAAAACAACACTTGGCTAAAAGGTAGATTACATAATTGGAATCATGCTTTTGGAATTGTAACTTTTTTTGATAATGGAAATTTTCAAGTAGAAGTTGTAGACATAGTAAAAGGTAAAGCCTCAGTTTGGGGAACAATAATTAAAGGATAGCTAATGACATATAGGGAATTAATTAATCAAGTATTAATAAGGCTTAGAGAAGATACTATTGCTACTGATTGGTCTGGCAATATAAATGATGCAACTAATGTATCAGCTTATCATAAATTAATTGGATCTTTAGTTAACGATTCTAAACGCAGTACTGAAGAAAGACATGATTGGTTAAATCTTAGAGAAACAAAAGACATAGATACTGTTTCTGGAACTAAAAACTATAATTTATCTTCTGGTCAAGAAATTAAAATTTTAGATGTTATAAACAACGATACAGGGCAACATTTAAACCAAGTAAGCAGATTGTATATAAACACAGTAAAGTACCCTACAGACGATGCTGGTGAGCCTCTGTACTACAGTTTTAATGGTAGTGATAGTTCTAATAATTTAAAAGTAGATTTATCACCAGTTCCTACTGCTGTACACAAAGTATCTTTTGATATTGTAAAGTATCAAGATAATTTATCTGCTGCTGCTACTGTATTAAAAGTTCCTTCTCAACCAGTTGTATTAGGTGCTTGGGCTAGAGCAATTTCTGAGCGTGGTGAAGATGGTGGTACACAATCTAGTGCTATGGCTGTAGAAGCTAATGAAGCACTTAAACAAGCTATTATGCTTGATAGTGGTAACACTCAATATGAAACAGATTGGTATGTGACTACAGATGGCTAAACAACTAACATATCAACCATTATCGGACATAGGTCTAAACGGTCTTAATACGCAGAGTAATCCTGCAACTTTAGATCCATCTTTTTTAACTAAAGCAGAGAATGTAGTAATTAGAGAATCTGGTCGTATTGCATTTAGAAAAGGATTTAAACAAAAAGTTGCTCCTAGTGGTGTAGCAATAGGTTCAATGATAGAACATAATGATCAAGGAACTTTAAAAATATTTGCTAGTCATGGAACTTCTATTTTTACAGTAGATTTTACTGATACTGATGCAGCGTTTCCAAGTAGTGGTGTTAACGTAAAAAATACAGTAGCTAATTCAACTGCTGATTGGCAATTTATAAATTTTAACGACAGATTACATTGTTTTCATGCTGGAATAATACCGCAAAGATATGATGGTTCTTCTGATACTGGAGAGCGTTGGTCTACGCATTACAATATTACTGCTATTAATGATGGTAATGGAATAACTACTTCAGATACTACTATAACAGTAGATAGCACAGTAGGGTTTCCACCAAATGGCAGAATAATTATTGAAAGTGAAATAATATCTTACACAGGAATTACAAGCACTACATTTACAGGTTGTACTAGAAGTGTTACAAGTGCATCAGCTGCAACTCATGCTAATGATGTAGCAGTTACAACAGCAACAGCACCTCTTGGAGTTCCTGCTAATGGATTTAATCCTAGTTGTGGTATGGGATATTATGGTAGATTATGGTGTGGTGGAGTAGCTTCAGCACCTGATATTGTATATTGGTCAAATTTACTTGATGGTGACGATTGGTATTATGGAGATGCAGGAGCAATAGATCTTAGTAAAATATGGGGAACAGATGAAATTGTAGCTATTGAACCTTTTTATGGAAAATTAGTTATATTTGGTAAAAATAATATTGTTATATATAATAACCCAACTGCTGTTGGTAGTCTTGCTTTAGATGAAGTTATAAGAGGTGTAGGATGTGTTAGTAGAGATTCAATAAAAGCTATTGGTGATGATTTAGTGTTTTGTTCAAACACAGGATTAAGGTCTTTAGCACGAACAACTGAAAAAGATAAATTACCTTTAATGGATTTAAGTGTAAATATTAAAGATACTTTAATTAGAAACATAGGACAAAGTAAAATTATTAAAAGTGTTTATGTTGAAAACGAAGGCATTTATATTATGTCTTTTCCAATTCTTAATATTACTTATGTGTTCGATTTTAAACATTACACGCCTAATAATGCTCCAAGAGTAACAACCTGGACTTTTGATAATGATAGAGAACCATCAAGCATGGCTTATACTGATACTTATGGTTTATTAGTTGGACAAAAAGATGGCGGTCTTGCGGGATATGAAGGATATTACGATATTGATTTAGCAGCTAATGGAACTACTTTTTCTAGTTCTTCTTATACAAGTAATATAGAAACAACTTGGGTTAATTTAGGTGAATCAATATCATCTACATTATTAAAAAGATTATTTATAGTTCTTGAAGGTGGTTCTGGTGCTAACTTAGGTGTTAAATGGTATAAAGATTATAGTCCAAGTCCTTCAGAAACAACGCAAATTACATTAAATCCAGTAACAACAGGTTCTACTTCGTTATGGGGTGCAAACACTTCAAGGTATGGAACAACAACTGTTACGCATACGCATGTTGCAGCAGACCATCCTAGTAATTCTACTTATGCTCCTGTTTTTGGATTAAATGAATATAAAACACCGCTTACAGGATCAGCTAAAAACTTAAAATTAGCAATATCTATAGAATCAAATGGGTACGATGCTTCTTTACAAGATTTAATTTTATTACACAAACAAGGGAAAATAAGATAATGGCAAATTATACAATAGCAGTAGGTTGGAGTGGCAAAGATGCATTAGCAGATTCAGATGCAGGAAAAGTAATTTCTGGTGCAGATTTTAATACGGAATTTTCAGCAGTACGAACTTCAATAAATAGTAAAGCAGATTTAGCAGGAAGTGCTTCACAAACCTTTAGTGCAGTAACAGCTAATTCTGGAACAAACACCACACAAGTAGCTACAACAGCTTTTGTAAAAGCAGCAAATGATTTACAAGTTACAGCAGCAATAATAAATGCTTTAGTTTATCCAGTTGGCTCTATTTACTTTAATGCAGCAGTAGCTACTAATCCAGCAACACTTCTTGGATTTGGCACTTGGGCAGCTTATGGTGGCGGTAGAGTAATGGTAGGTGTCCATTCTAGCGGTACATTTGATGGTCTTAATGAAACAGGTGGTGCTGAAACACACACATTAAGTGTTAATGAATTACCTTCTCATACGCACAGTTTTGCAGATAATACTGGAAATACAAATGTAAGTATTGATGATATATCTCACACAATAGCAAATCGAGTTACTGGAACTACAGGTGCTACTGGTGGCGGAGCTGCACACAACAACATACAACCATATATAACTGTATATATGTGGAAACGCACAGGATAGGAGATTAGACATGGCACAATTTTTAAGTAGTTTAAATAAAATGTTTCAACCACAGGAAACAGGTAGGCCTGGTTCTGGAGGTTATACTGGAGTAGGAGGAACAGCTTACGGAGGTCAAAGTATTAATAAATTACCTACTTCTAATTTTGCTAATGTAATTGGTGCAGGTGCTGGATTTTTAAATGCAGGCAAAGATCCAGGGTATCAAGCACAAGAATATGCAGACCAACAAAAATTATCTGAAAAAGTTCTAAATTTAACAACTCCAGATATAGAAGGTATAGGTTATAACAGCACTTATAATTCAGACACAGGATTTCAAACTACTTTAACAGAAGATAATCAAAATTTATACGATCAATCTGGCAATATAGCTAGTATGTTTAGCGGTCAAATTATGGATTATGGTTCTGGTGGTTTTGAAGCTATGGAACAAAGACGATTAGAAAGAATGAGAGCGTTAACATCAGAAGATAATGAACGCAGAGCACAAGAAATTCGTGAAAGAAATCTTAATACTGGTGCTAGTTCTTTTGGACAAATGCAAGGTCAAATAGCTGAAAACAATTATTTAAATCAACAAGATTTAGGTTATCAAAACAATGCTTTTAACCAAGCTATACAAGGTGGACAATATCTTTCTGGTCAAAGAAACACAGCATTAACAGACAGAGCTAATATAGCTATTCCTGGCAACACAATGCTTACAAATCAACTTGCAAAACTTGATGCTACTTCTAATTTAACAAATGAATCTGCTTCATTAACAGGAAAATATGATGCAATGGCAGCAGCCGATAAAGCAAAAAGAAAAGGTAAAAGTAAGTTTTGGGGAAGTGTTTTAGAATTTGGTGGAAATATGATAATGCCAGGTGCTGGAACAGCAGCTAAAGGCTTGTTTACATAGGAGATAATTATGGCAGAATACAGTAACGATATGTTTGGCTTACAACAGCAAATGAAAAATGAACAAGCAGCTAAAGAACAAGCAGCTATAAACAATGCTGTTAATTTAGCAGGCACTCCACGAGCAAGTATGTTAGCTAATACAATAGACATTGCTGAAAATCAAGGTAATGCTTATGCTAATCTTGGTAGGATGCTTTCAGGTGAAGGTGCTCCAGTTGATCCTAGAGTAGAAAAAATGCAAAAACTTCAAGCAATTGAAAACCAAATGCCAGATCCACAAACTGAACAAGATTATTTAAAACTTGCTCAAATGCTTCGTGCAGCCAATTTGCCTGGTGAGGCACAAAAAGCTATGGAAATGGTTAATAGTATTAGATCAGCAGCATCAACAGCAGCAAAAGCTACTTTTCAAGATGTAAATGGTGCTACTAGATACAAAGCAACTGGTTTACTTGTTAAAGGTGAATCAGAAATTAAAACAACTACACCTACAGAATTATCATTAGATCAATTATTTACAGATACAGTTGAAAGAGATCCAGCTTATATAGCTGCGGTAAAAGCAGGAGATGTTCCTGCACAACAAAAAATAATAGCTACAGCAAAAAGAAGTTTAAAATTAAGTGATGATATAAGTAATCAACAAGTACAACAATTTACAGTTGATAGTTTAGATCAAGATGGAAATACAGTTTATAGTGATGTATGGAGATCATATAATAAAACTACAAATAAATGGGAAGATTTACAATCAACCGCACAACAAATGAAAGCAGCAGTAACTAGAACATATGTTGATGATACTGATAAAGGTAAATTTAGTATAACTGAAGAATTTGTAAATGGAGATTTTGTTGAAATTGCTCGAACAAATGTAGATGATATACCTAATAGCTTTGAACAAGCTGCCGTAATGGGTGTTTTAAACTCTCCAGGATATGCAGATTTATCTAAAGCAGATCAAAGTAATTTATTAATAGAAGCTAAAAAATCTATTAGTATTCCTACTACTGAAAGTGCAGTTCAAGCAGCATACAGAGATGTTGCTAATGACTTTATTGAACAAGAAAAAACTACAGCATCAATTAATGGAGTTGAAGATTTTAA